CACTCAAAATGACAATCCTACATTAATTGATGGTGTTTGGACATTGGGTTGGACTATTACTGAAATGACCCCAGAACAACAAGCTGCTTATATTGCTAATTTACAAGCTCAAACTTCAGCTACAGCACAACAACTTTTATCTGCTACAGATTGGACAGCTATTGCTTCTGTTGCAGACCCAGCAGTATCAAATCCTTATTTAACTAATCAAGCTGAGTTCTTATCTTATCGTAGTGCCGTAAGAGCTATTGGTGTAAACCCACCTACAACGGCACCAGTATTTCCTACAGCGCCTACGGAGCAATGGAGTAGTTAGTGTAATATATACCCATGAAATATAGCATCGTAATACCGACCTATAACAACTGCGAAAAATACCTTAAACCCTGTATAGATTCCATTGTTAAATATACTGAAATGACCGACATAGAGTTGGTCATTTCTGCTAATGGCTGTACTGATAATACTGCTCAATATTTGCAATATCTTTACACTGCCATTCCCAATTTGTTGGTGACTTGGAATGAAAAGCCGTTGGGGTTTGCAGCAGCTACCAATGAAGGCATCAAACTAGCTTCTAGTGACAAGATTGTTTTGCTAAATAATGACACGATCTTGCTAAATCAGCCTAAAAACCAATGGTTAGAACTGTTAGATCAAGGCGATGTAAGCTATGTATTAGGGCAAAATTCCCCCATTACTCAAAGACGGTTTGGCATTTTCTTTTGCGCTATGATTCAAAAGAAAGTGTTTGACATTATTGGACTGCTAAATGAAGAATATGGAACTGGTGGCTGTGAGGACATTGAGTTTTGCTATCTAGCTGAAAAAGCAGGGTTTACCCTAGCTGAATGTTCAAACAATGGCACTTACCCCATTTACCATAAAGCTGAAGGCACAATGCACGACCCAGCATTGGTACAGGGATGGAAAGCCAAGTTTCACGCTAACGAACTAAAACTAGCCAAAAAATACAATACCGAATACTATAAGTTTTTGTTGTCCAATAACTTTGAAAGAGCTGTCTTTCTCAAAGGCGATCCAGTGTTTCCAAGAGAAACGCAAAGATATGAATGGGCAAAGAAACAGCTTTTAAATGGTTCAATTTTTGAAATAGGATGCACAACAGGTTATGGAACTCAATTTTTCCCTTCAGATGTTAGTTACATTGGGCTTGACTATGACCCTATTATTGTTGATGTGGCGAAGGATCAGCACTGGGGAAGTAATCGGGTTTTTGTTAGTGCTGATATTAATCAGTATGCTTTAGAGTTTTACGATAACATTGTTGCTTTTGAAGTTATTGAACATTTAGATAACGGCTTAGAAATTGTAGAAAAGCTTAAAGCTCACTGCAAACAGCTATTAATCACTGTTCCTTGGAATGAGCCTAAAGGTTTTTGGGGAGAACATCATAAGCTGCATGGCTTAAATGAAAGCCATTTCCCCGGCTTTGAATTTGAGTATATTAACCATGCTGGCGATATTTCAAGCCTTCCTCAAGCCATAGATAATGTCAATATATCCAATTTAATGATATGCAAATACTCTGCTCCGTAGCCACTAGAGGGCGATATACAACAACTTTGCCATTAGTTCTTTCGGCAATCATTAATCAGACCAGACTTCCAGATAAGCTGGTCATTTTTGATGATAATGATGAACCTCAAGATATGAGGGAAAACCCTATGTATCGGCATTTGTTTGCCATGATGGACATCAAAGGTCTTAAATGGGAATGGCTATTTGCCGAGAAAAAAGGTCAACACCATATCCATCAAAAAGCCAATGAAATGGGATACGAATGGGTATGGCGGTGTGATGACGATGCTGTACCTGAACCCAATGTTTTAGAACAGCTTTGTAGCTACATTGATACTACAGTTGGGGCAATTGGTGGATCTATCTTTACCCCACCTTATATTCCCGATACTTCTATATCAACAGGTGATATAGATAAAATTGATCTTGAACCTAATATCCAATGGGGTAACATAAATGTTACTAAAGAAGTAGATCACTTGCATTGCTCTTTTCTATATAGGGCGGGCGTACACGACTACAACTTAGGACTTTCTAGGGTTTGTCATAGGGAAGAAACGCTGTTTACTTGGGGCTTACGGCAAAAGGGCTATAAGATATTGGCTGTTCCCAATGCAGTAACATGGCACTTTAAAAACCCCGAAGGCGGAATTCGTAGTGAAACTAAGCAGGAGATGTTTGCCCATGATGAACAAATTTTTAGAAACTTTCTTCAATATCGTGATAAAACCATTGTGGTACTTAATAGCGGGCTTGGCGATCACATTGTATTTAGTCGCATATTGCCTTCAATCCGCAGCCCTATTGTATTTACTTGTTACCCAGAAATTGTTCCCGGTAAATCAATAGCAGAAGCGCAGAATTTATTTGGTGATTTAGACCAATGGAACATCTATAAAAAGATGGCGCAGTGGAAGTGGAAAGATAGCTTAGAAAATGCCTATAGAAAACTGTATTTATGATTATTATTCAGCCCTTTGCCAAGCCTTTAATTAAAGGCGGTCTTAATCCTAAATCACCAGATATTGCCTATTGGAAAGAGCTAATAGCCCTAATTGATGAACCTATCATCCAAATCGGGGTAGAAGGTGAAGAACAGCTTGTACCTGACTTTAGGAAGAATCTTCCAATGTCTGAGTTGCGAAAACTGTTAGCTCAATGCCGTACTTGGATAGGTATAGATAGTTTCTTTCAGCACCTAGCTTGGGATGAAGGCAAACCGGGCATAGTTCTTTGGTCAGTCAGTGACCCACTTATATTTGGACACCCTGAAAACATTAATTTATTGAAAAGCCGTGATTATCTAGCGGCAAATCAATTTCTTTGGTGGGACTTTACACCTCATAATCCAGATGCTTTTGTAAAACCTGAAAAAGTGATAAAATTCTTATAATTTTTAGCGTTTTATCGGGGTAATACATGGATTGGCAATCATTTGTAAATTTGGGATTAGCCGCTTTTATTGCTTCTATTGGTTGGTTTGCTCGTCAAATATGGGATGCAACACAAAAACTTAAAGAAGATGTAGCTAGTTTAGAGCTAAATGTAGCAGAGCATTATGTAAAAAAAGCGGACATTAATACAAGATTCGATAAGCTAGAAGTTATTTTAGATAAGATTTTTGACAAACTTGACCAAAAGGCAGATAAATAATGTTAAAGAAAATTGCTGCATTGCTCACAAGAAAACCTTTCCCTGTTCCTAGAGAAGAAGTTATGGAAATTGTTTCTTTAAGCGAATCGCTAAAAAAGCCTACTCTTAAAAAAGCCACTACCCGTAAGCCAATAGCCAAAAAGGTTGTTGCCAAAAAAGCTACTAAAGTAGCAAAAAAGGCTACAGTTAAAAAGAAGTAATGTGGGATAAACTTAAATGTGCCTATAAATCAAAAACCGTTTGGTTTGCGATAATTATTGGTACGCTTTCAGTTTTACAAGGATTTGTTTTTTATCTTCCTATAGATCCTAGATGGCAAGCCCTGATTGGGGTAATAGTAGCCATTATCTGTATTTTGTTACGCTTTGTAACTAATAAACCCCTTAATGATATCTAAACAACGCACTGCGGCTGCATCTTTAATAGCAAGCGCATCTGTTCTTGTAGGAATTGCTGTACATGAAGGCTATAGCAATACATCATATAAAGATACTGCTGGCGTAGAAACAATTGGGTTTGGTCAAGCTGATGGAACTAAAGCAAACGAAACTACAAATCCTGTAAGGGCGCTTCAGGTATTAGAAAATAGTGTAAACATTCATGCCAAAGGTATGGCGGATTGTATTCATGTGCCTATCTCTCAAGGAGAATATGATGCTTATTTGGATTTTACCTATAATGTTGGGGTGTCTGCTTTCTGTCATTCAACCCTTAATAAAAAGCTCAATTCAAGCGATTATGCAGGGGCTTGCAAAGAGTTATTAAAGTGGAATCAAGCTGGGGGCAAAGTGTTGCCGGGGCTTGTTAAACGCAGACAAGAGGAATACGCACAATGTTCGGGTTAACTTTAAGCGGTTATATTATGATTGCTTTAGCAGCTTTAGCTTTGTTTGGTGTTGGCTATGGAAAATATGAGCATAATGCTCTTGTAACATACAAAGCAGAAGTAGCAACTATTGCAGATAAACAAATTGCAGAAAATAAAGCAAAAATTAAAGAGCAAGAACTAATTAATAAAGGGGTTATTAATGAATACCAAACTAAGTTGTCTGCTCTCAAGTCTTATTATAACGGGCTGCGCCAGCCCGGTAGCGGTTCAATGCCCAGCCTTTCCAACCCCGCCAGCGGAGTTAATGAAAGCGCCACCGACCAGTTACTTGCTTGCGCCGCTACAACGCAACAATTAGTCAGTTTACAAGACTGGATTAAGCAACAAGCAGGAATGTAAATGAGCGATCTATTCGATGATGCAAGCGATTTAGAAGCCTTGCATCGGGATTTAGCAATTAAAGCAGTACGGGCGCAACAGCCGTTAAAGTTCTCAGGGCACTGTCTTTACTGTAATAAAACCATTGCACAAGGCAGATTCTGTTCCGCAGACTGCCGTGAAGATTACGAGATGGAACAAAAATTTAAAAAATTAACAGGTAATCGCTAGTAAGTCATTGATTTAACATACGATTCGGTTAATATCCGATTACAACAATTAGAAGGGTACTTATGGCACTGAAACTTGTATGCACAGATCAAGAATTTATAGCCCTTTGAGCTAAACTAGGCTCTCCTGTCTTAATGGCGGAAAAATTGGGTGTTGCTTCTTCTAGTGTCGTGAGAAGGCGAAGCAGTATTGAAACCCGGCTTGGCATTAAATTGGCCACCCATAATTCCCAACGCGATCAAATTAGGCGTATATCAATCCTGTAACTATTATTAACCATGCACTCATATATTGGCCAATAAGCGATGCAATCTTGCATTGAACCAACGTCTAACAGCATAGCTACGAATTACTGAGATGACAGTGTATAGCAGACCCATATAGAAGTTAGCTAACAGACTAATGTGAAAGCCAAATAGCGGGAATATCAACAAATTGGCGATGTAATTAATGGTAAACCCTATCAGTACATTCACCCATGCTTCAATAAACGAACCTAGTCTAGTTTGGCTCATGGCATGAATTCTGATGGCGGGCGATCATCGCCGTCTTTATATGTCTTAGAGAACAGCGTTAGCATCCGTAGGTTGCACATAGCATGAGCAAGGTGGGGTAGCCCCGACTCCTCATCGTTCTCCTCACCAGCTTGCCATTTAGACAGGTGGCGCAAGGCGCAAGCTAAGGGTACAGACCAATCCATTCCTTTAACCCAGTTCCATGCAGCATACTTCTGATTGCCATACATCCAGACCTTAGCTTCATCTTCAAGCGTACAAAGAGGAATAAGGCTTAGGTCAGGCTTACCTGCGTTATAACGAGCGCCTGAACCTTTTTCAGTGCTATTCACATCACCAATGTTCAAAATGTTTTTCCTCCCCATACTTGTTGTTCTAACATTTTTTATTCTCCACTTGTTGAATGCGTTTTCCAATTAGTTTGTTGTTTTGAACACAAAAATAGGCTCAAACCTGTGAACTTTTGCAAAATTTATTGAGGAAAGCTTCATTTTTAGGGTGTCTACAAGGGTAAAGCCCTCATCCTGAGCAATTGCCACCGTATCAGCTTCAAGGGTTTTATGGCTGGCTACATTGGCTACATTGAGGATCAGGTATCCATCAGCCTTCAATACGCTCTTGCAGTTCTGGATGGTCTTCCTAAGAAAATGATGATTCCAGCCTGCAACACTGGGATAAGCAATACAACTTTGCTCCATATCGTGACTATAAGCCTCGGTATCGAAGTATGGTGGTGATGTAAAGCATAGATCTACGGGCTCAGGAGGCGTGTATACCTCGCTTCCCTGCTTGGCTAGGTGAATGTTCATCCTGCCTGCAAAATCTTCTTGTATCTGCTCTAAACCAGCATAGGTGGGTGTAGATGGATCACAGCCGTAATAGGTTCCTACAGATCCACTTGCAAGAGCTCCAATCAATCGCCCGCCAAAGCCTGATGACATATCCCATACAGTGCCGCCCGGTGGACAATATTTGCGATAGATTGCCGCCGCCGCTGATGGTCTAAAGTTACTTACTCTTTGCACCCCGGAATAGGTACGCACTGCCTTACGCAAATTGGAATCGGTCATAAAGCCATTTTCACCAACTTTGCCACCCCATTTAATCCTGCTCTTGATTGCTTTGACTAACAAGTTATCGTCTTCCCATACATCAATCGCAGTTTTCATATTGCGTGTACGAATAGCCCAGTGATGTGGAAAGTATGTCCAACATAAACCCATAGCGTGCAATGTTTGATTGACAAAGCCATCCTGAATAATTTTGTTCAGATCAAAACGACATAACTTATTAAAGTCAATCATCTTTTGTTCTAGCGTTAGATCGTAATGAGGAAAACCTCTTTCCCGGCAATAGCGCAATACAGCCATAACATCTGGATCAACTGGCACTT